TTGCTTCTCTTGCAAATGCGATTTTAAATTTATCTGACTCTTCAAATAAATTTCCTAACTCTCTCATACAATCTTTATGTGCCTTTTCTGCTGAGTTAACAACTGGGTTATCACCTTTTTTTATTATTGGTCTTAATTGACTAGGTGCAAGTGTACTCGTAACAAATGATTCAAAAACATCATTAACTTTTTTAAATTGTTCTGATTTTGATAACTCTGGTGTAGATTTTAATGCACCATAAAATGTTGCAGTAGACTCTGCTTTACCACCAGACATTAATTGTGCTAATCCAATTTTCAAAGATATTCTTTTATCACCTATTAATATATCAGTTTTAGGTGTAGTATCTGTTGCACCATATGATTTCCAAAAAGGTGTCAACTTAGATTTTGCACGACCATATTGTTCTGCTTTCGCATTTTTATTTCCAAACTTCTTTGCGATTGCATTTGCGATTAACTCGCCAGTTCGTATTGCAGATTTATTGTTTTGTAACATATCATATACTTTTGAACTTATGCCTGAAGATGATACATCTAATTTCTTTTTGTTATTATTGTGCCAACCAATAACTATAGCTGCCTCGTAATCTTCTGCTTTTAATTTTTGTTCTTGTAACATAAATTGTTTAAATCTTAACATCACTTATCCCAATTCTTTATTGCAGTAAAATTATTATAACTAAATTCCATTCTATCTACTAGTTTAACTGCTTTTCCAGATTTGTCAATCGCAACATATCCTTCTGGATTAACAACCTTATAACCTTTTGCAGTTTTAATAAATGTATCTGTGAGTTGTCGTACTGAATTTAATTTGTTTACTATCATCATCTTTGCAGCTACGATGCCATTTTGAAATAGTAAAATATTTTCTAAGTTTCTAATATGTTTTGAGAACTCTCTTACATATTCTTTTTTATTTCTATCAAACTTATCTTTTGCACCTTGAGTTTTTACTTTTTGTTTTAGTTTTTCAAAGTGCATTTCTATATGTTGTAAATATCCTTGTGCGTGTTGTTTAACATTTTTAATCTCTTCACCTTGTCTTACTTTTGTATTATTGTATGTTTTAAGACTTGCACCAGATAGATTACCAGTCATACTACCTTGTAATTTAAGAAACTTACCTAACAAACTAGAATTTATTCTTCTAAATACACTTCCAGTTGTTGATAATACTTTTGTTATTTCATCTGTTTCTGATTGTGTGAATGTTGCTTTACCAGATACATCTTTATATGATGCATCGTCCATCCATATTGTGTTTACTTTGTTTAGTGTTTTTGTATTAACACCAAAACTTGCACTCATAGAAGGTAATGAATCCCCCTCATAGGTTGTGTGCCATACAACTCCAATTTTTGCCTTAGTGAATTGTCTACCCAAATCGCTATTAGTAGGTGCAGAATACACGATAGTATTAGGCTGAAAAGTAACGACTTCTTGTCCATCTATTTTTCCTTTATTTAAATCACCACTAGTAAACATTAAGTCGCCTTGTATCACATTCTTGATACCAAGTTTAGGAAACTCTTTTAATGCTACTTTGAATTTTTTGTTTAGGTCACCAGATAAATCTGAATCGATATCTGCGTTTGTTTTATATAACTTAGGATTTACATTGAATACTGATTTCTTTGCAACGAAAAACTTACCATCAGATGGGTCAATACCAGCAAATATTGCAGGAGCACCATCCCATTTGACAGACATATTTACAGCACCAGAAGACTGTCCAGATAACATATTTCTTAACTCTTGTAAGAAATTAATTGCACCTCTAGCACCACCAATACCAAAATTAAGTATTTCGTCTTCTAAGTGTTCTAAATGTAAATTTTTTCCGTTCTTATCTTCTAAAAGAAACTCTTTAAATGTTAACATTGTTCAATTTTTCCATAGTTGTATTCTTACTATATTTATAAATTGAACGATTGTCAAGTCTAAAACATACCACTTCTACAATTTAAATTACCAGCAACCATAACTCTTTCATGTTCTGATTCTTGTGGTGGTACTTCATGTTTGACCCAGCCAGGAAACATCACTAATAAACCATTCATTGGTTGTACTTTATAATCTGAATTAGAAAAAATTATAGGTGAACATTGACTAGTTACATTTACATAATATGTCCAAGACCATATCGCAGGCCAATGGTCATGTGATTGAGTGTATTCACCTTTTCTATATACTGCACCCCAACAATCATAACAATCTGGGATAAACTGCACTGGAGATATGTCTACAGATACTTCTCTTGTCCAATCTACTAACTTTTGAAAATGTTCACCACCAGCTTCTATCTGCATATTCCACTCTGTCATTTGTGCTTTTACATTTGACTTATGTTTTATTCTATCACCTTGCTGACGAATATATTTTTCTAATAAAGGATTTAAAGTTTTCCAATCATCATATGTTTTCAAAACAACTGGATATCGTTCTTTAAATAATATATTATCTTTTTTATTCCATGCATTATTTTTGGTCATATCATATCCTTTAAAAATTTAGGTAATGGTTCTCTACCAAATGGTCTTACTTTACTCAAACCTTTAGCCATTTCTTCAGCGTCTTCCTTGAATGTGAATACTTTGACAACATCATTTGTTGGTATTTCAATAACTGCATATTCAACTTTTTTATCTCTGTATATTGTATCAACATAATAATTTATTTTGTGTTTTGACCTACTACTTGAGGTCGGAAAACTTTTCATATGTTTTATCTCCCAGTTTTTTTCCAACAGTTGTAGAATCAAAAACTGGGTCTAATCCAGCATCAACAATATCGTCTTGTGCGACTTGTTCAACATCATAAAGTTTCATCTTTGCCCTATCTATACCTATGATAAATCTTTTGTTCATTGTGGGGTCATTATATCTATTCTTTAATTGTTTAATCATTATCTGATTTAAATCTTCTAGTTCTTCTGTAGATATAATTGCAAACATCAAGTCAGCAGTTGCAGGCAAACCAAAACTTTCAGATGTATCTTCTAATCCAACATCAGATGATGCAAATGCACCTCTTGTTGTTTGTGTTGCAGATACTATTGGTAAATTACATTCTACTGCAAGTCCTCTTAATTCTTCTGCGATAGATTTGATATAAAAGTATGAACCTACACTTGCATTACCTTTAAATCTAGATGATGAACATATATTTAAATAGTCCACAAATATTACATCTGGTTTAAATGATTTCTTGATTGCAAGTTCTTTTAGTAAACTTTTAAAATGTCCACAATGTGCAGATGCTGTTGGGTACTCTTTGATTACTACTTTTCCAACTGTTTTATTTTTTATCTTCTTAATTTTATCATCAAACATCTTCTTAGGTAAATCGTGTAATTCATCAATAGTGATATTCATAAGATTCGCATCTATTCTTTCTGCGATTCTTTCTTCAGCCATTTCTAATGTAATATACAAAACATTTTTACCTTGCATGAGTATTGATGATGCGAGGTGACACATAAACAATGATTTACCTACACCAGTACCAGCAAGTGCGATATTCAAAGTCTTTTGTGGTAATCCACCTTTTGTTATCTTATTAAAATAATCTAAATCAAAAGGTATTCTATTTTCTACTTTATGATAATAATCATATCTTCTATCAGACTCTTCTATGTAATCATGTCCAATATAATTATCAAATGAAACTGCAAGTGCATCAGTAAGAAGTTCTGGAATTGATTCAGATGTTTTATCTTTTACTTTGTTGTCAATAATTTTTATACTATCAACAACTGCATTATATACAGCTTTGTCTTTACAAAACTTTTCAACAGTATTTAATAACCAATCATAATCTACTTGATTATCTTCTAGAGATTTTAATAATTCAAGAACAGACTTATGGTCATTATCTGATAAATCTTTTCTTTTTTCTATCTCTATTTCTAAAGTAGTTTTAGTTGGTGGATTAGAATACTTGTCAACAAAATCATTTATTTCTTCAAAAAGAATTTGTTCACTTCTTTGGTGAAAGTATTCTTTTTTTAAAAACGGTATTACTTTTCTATTAAAGTTTTCGTTATGTATTAGTTGACTTAGTGTTGTCTTCTCTATCGTTTGATTGTTGTCCACTAAAAACCTCTTCCCTTGAATAATGTCGGTCTACTATATCGCATAATATGTCACCAAGTAGATTCTTAAAATCTTTATTAAAATAGTTTGGGTCATCTTCTGGTAACCCATTTCTATCAATTATATTGTAATTAAATTTAAGTGTAGCTGGTAGTGTATTATTATTTGCATCCTCTACTGTTGCAACTTTACCATATTTGTATATAACACCATCATACTTACCACCTTTAATACCAATACAATCTTTGTGTTCTTTTTTATTTGTTACCATAACATAATCGTCTGCAATGTTACCAAGATATCTTTTTGAGTAGTCGTATGCACCTCTACTCGCTGATATCTGACTCTTCGACTCTTTCTTGTCCACCATATCTAAATTCCTTTTTTGCACACTCTTCTAAAATGTCCATAACATCTTGAGTGAAATATTTTTTGGGGTCATTTAAAATTGTTTTACCATATTGTTTTGAACCGTCTGGTAATTCATATCTAGTTGATATTTTTTTAAATACATTGTATTTTTCTGCAAGTTCAAGTAATCCATAATATCTATCAAGACCTTTATTGTATGTTAGTCTTACATCAACCATTTTATTTTCTACTGTAAGTCTTGATTTAAAGTTTTTACAATGTATGATATTTCCTACAACTTCAGTTCCATCTTTTTCTTTTTTCTTTGAAAGATAAATGATAGATGAAGCTGCATATTTTAATCCAGAACCACCACCCATTTCTTTTGTTGGAAACATAGAACCAACAACATCATATGTGTG